GCAGGCGGCGAGGGGTAACCGCCGTCACTGGGCGGCGACATGCATGCATGATGAGCCGCGAATAACTTTTTGGAACCCGCGCGGCCTTTGATACTGCGCATGGAAAGCGGCCGCGGACGTCGTTGCCAGGCTCACTTAGAGTCTCTCGCGCCCTCCGCGATGATCGGAAGCCGTCGGCTCAGTTTCGTGCAGCCACAGCGCGCCAGTTGGACGGTGCGAGCAACGGCGGAACAAATTTTTTCTTTCGCATCCGTCTCTGGGGGCGGTCTTACCCCCTTATGTCGAAGGTTAGTCTAGATTGGCTCCGCCGATAATCTAAAAGGCCATCTGCCCCCGTGTTTTGGGCCCCACTATGCTGCGCCAAGAGAAAGGGCGACGTGGTGATGACTTCAGAGGTGGGCCGGCATGAGGCCCGAAGGACGCGCTCTTTCTGGGCGAGCTTGATCCACGCCAGCCCCAGTCTTCGATGATGCTCCGCAACCTCTTGAGAGGCCGCCATCCGCGCCCGGCGGGCACACTCTGTTGCTTGACGCTGACAATATCGCCCGTATGGAGACATGACACAACCAACACGAACCAAACAGTGTGAACTATAGCAGTAAAGTTCTGCGTCTAGAGTGCGCTCGAATGTGAGTTGTACCAGCTTTTCGGTTCAAACGAGCCAGCGCCCTGGGCTGACCGGGCCACTCCGCCACCCGCATCGATGGACGCGCATGGCCTGGCGCCGCGTCGCACGCCAGAAGCACAAAAGTGTGAGGTGATCACGAAGGCTTCCTGTTCGTTTCGGGGCGGGTTGATTGTATTTGGCCTCCCTTGGCAGCATGTATTTCGAAACCGTGCACCAACCCACCGTTGGATCGCAATGGGTCGCGGTCCCTGACGGGTCGTCATCGGCCGCATCGATCAAGAGACCTCGCTGGCTCTGCTTCCACGGCTCCCATCAAGCGCGCTCGCGGCGATCACGCACCCGATATGCGCGAAAGCCCAGCCGCATGCGCCCTTGCTCAAGCGATTCCGCCATCCGGCGCAAGAGAGCGTCATCGTGTTCGTCTTGATACGGCTTGAGATCGAGATCACGCGGGACCCTGCTCAGGGTTTCATCTCCGATTCTTTTGACAAATTTCCGCATAAAGCGGTCATAGGCCTGCCAAGTTAATCCCGAAGCCCGTACGGCAGCCTGTTCGGCGCGCGTCGCAATCTGGTGCGCATGCAGGTAGCGCAAGCCGAGGTTATCTATCAGGGCCTTTTCGACCGCCTCATGCAAAATGAGGAAGCGATCGGTATTGATCCGGCGGGCTTGAAATGTGAACCACTTCGGCATATGCCGATCGATGTAGATAGTCTTGCCATCGCGGCTATATCCGGCGAGATATGGAATGTCGTGACGCCGGTCGAGCTTTACAATCTGGCGAACCACGGCGTCGAGCGCGCGATCCATCATGAAGCTCGACACATACCATTCAGGCACGCGCAGCTTTTTTGGGCTGGCATGTTTTGCGGGCATCGGCTTTTCCTTCGTTGGGGGATCCTAACAAACCGCGCGGAGCGGTTCGAAGCGTGACGCGAGCCGCTTCGATTAGCAACGTTAGCCTAGACTGAGAGGCGCGTAGGGTTGAAGTGGTTACGAATGCTCAAGTCAAACCTGCCGGGCGGCCTATCCTAAAGGTCATGGGCTGTCGCGCGCGCTATCTCAACGAGCGGGAGGCCCGAGGAGATCGCTCCGATCCCGGATTCGGGGTTCTGGTGCCCTGCGGGTCGCTCCATACCCAACTGCTGATGCTTGTCGCGAAGGCTGCTGGGGCCGGAATTCTGCGCTGTCAGCTGTTCGATCACGCCATGCTCGAACGCCCCCGAACTGAGCAATAACATTATCCAGAAACGACTGGCATTTGACCGCGATTGGAGCGGTACTGTGCTCACTCGCGCCCGAAAGGCGCACAGAGATCCCGCCCCGCTGGCTTCATGGCCGACGCGGGGCTTCGGTGGTGCGGCGCGACGCTGCGTCAATCGAACGGAGGATCTCATGTCAAAGGCTGCGAAGAAATCATCACCTTCCTCGAAAGTTCCTGTTATTGCCGTAAAACCCTCGCTGTCGGCCACTGACGACACCACGCGCCCGAAAGCCGATCCGGGCTCCAAACAATCTCGCGTCATCGCGATGCTGCAGTCACCCACGGGGGCAACGATCGCAGCAATGATGAAGACCACGGGTTGGCAGCAGCACTCGGTGCGCGGTTTTCTTGCCGGCGTGGTGCGCAAACGCCTCAAGTTGAAACTCAGCTCGAAGAAGGTGGATGGCAACCGGGTTTACCGGATTGCTGGCGCAGGCAGCGGCAAGATGGGCGCTCGCCCGACACCGTCACCCTGAAAGCCATGCCGCGCGTCAAGATCGGTCCTGCACTGCCGGACCGAAGCGTACTCAATGTCGAGATCGCGCACTTGCGCGATCTCGACATCAGCGGGCTTCGGGCTCATTGGCACAGCGTCTTTCGGCGGCGGCCACCCCCTCAGCTGCCCCGTCATCTTCTGTATCGCGTTCTAGCCTATCGGCTGCAGGCCGAACGCCTTGGTGACCTGGATAGTGAGAGTCAGCGGCTGCTTGATCGCTCGGGGTCGCCGGAGAAAGCCGGGCATCGCGCCGTGGATCTGAGCCGATGCACCGCGAGCCTGAGGCCGGGCACCATGCTGGGGCGCGAATGGAATGGTCAGGTGCAACGGGTCGCCGTGCTGGCCGACGGCTTTGCCTGGAACGGCAAGACCTATCCCAGCCTGTCGAAGGTTGCCTTTGCGATCACCGGCACCCGGTGGAACGGCCCAAAATTCTTCGGTCTCCGGGACAAGTCATCGCGGAAGTCTCCATGAAGGCCAAATCGGAGAAGCCAATTCGCTGCGCGATCTATACCCGAGTGTCGACCGACCAAGGCCTCGAACAGGACTTCAACTCCCTCGACGCCCAGTATGATGCCTCGCAGGCCTATATCCGCAGCCAAGCCCACGCCGGATGGACTTTGTTGCGGGGCAAATACGACGATGGTGGTTTTTCGGGCGGCAACACCGACCGGCCGGCCTTGCAGCGGCTTCTGGCGGACGTGACGGCCGGCAAGATCGACGTGATCGTCGTCTACAAGGTCGATCGTCTGACCCGCTCGTTGGCGGACTTCGCAAAGCTCGTCGAGCTATTCGATACGCACGATGTGTCGTTTGTCTCGGTCACCCAGCAGTTCAACACCACCACGTCCATGGGACGGCTGACGCTGAATGTGCTGCTGTCATTTGCTCAATTTGAGCGCGAGGTCACCTCCGAGCGCATTCGGGATAAGATCGCCGCCTCCAAACGCAAGGGACTATGGGTCGGCGGCATGGCGGCGCTTGGCTACGACACCAAGGACCGCAAGATATCCATAAATGAAATTGAGGCTGACCGCGTCCGAACCATCTTCCGCAGTTATCTGCGGCTTGGCAGCCTTAACCGGCTCATGACCGACCTGCGTGATCAGGGCATCGTCACCAAGGTCCGCACCCTGAAAACAGGAAAAACCGTCGGCGGGATCCCGTTCACGCGGGGACCGCTCGCCCACCTGCTCCGCAACCGGTTCTACATTGGAGAGGTGGCATTCAAGGGTGAGGTCTTGCCGGGCGAGCAACCGGCCATTGTTGATCGGCAGCTCTTCGATGCCGTCCAAGCCAAGCTGACCCAACAGATGAACAATCATAAGATTGCAAGGATGAGATCCGAGGCTTTATTGGCTGGGCGCATTTTTGACGACCGCGGCAATCGCATGACGCCGAGTCACGTCCGCAAACGGGGCATCAAGTATCGGTACTATCTATCATCCACTTTGCTCCAGGGCCAAGCGCAACGATCCGGATCGATACGCCGGGTCCCAGCAACCCACATTGAGGCGCTGGTGACTAGATCGGTTCGGGAGCATCTCAAGCCATCGGAGCCGATTGACGATCAGAGCCTTGTCGCCGACTACGTTAAGCGCGTCGAGATCCAGCAGGAGCGGTTGATCATTCAGCTTACTCATATCGAAAAATCAGGGCGGCGCCGAGCGCAAGAGGCGGACACCCTTGATGTCCCGTGGCGCAAAACACCGGTTACGCGGCGCCGCGAGATGCTCCTGCCTGCCTCCGACCCGCCGCACCATGTGCGTCCGATACGATCTGAGACCCGGGCGACCTTAATCGCATCGATTGCCCGAGGACGCCGTTGGCTTAACGAGCTTGTGGTGGATGCAAACGCGGACGTCGAACGCATCGCCAAGCGCGAGGGGTGCAGCGTGCGCCAGGTCAACATGACGATATCTCTCGCCTTCCTTGCACCTGATCTTGTGAAGGCTGCTATCGAAGGTCGATTGCCACGCGGCATCGGCGTCACCCGCCTGCGCGATGCGCCCGTCGAGTGGTCTCGCCAAACAGCGATGCTCGGTCTGATCGGTTGATCTGACCCGGCTTGTAACAATCGCGATGCCCGCGCCAGGAACGGGTTTGCGGACCCCAGAGACAACAAGGGCGAAAAGGCTAGCCAAAACCAAGCGCCTGGTACGGGAGACCAAGTGCCCGCACAGGACCCGCCGATTGGTGGGCTAATTGACGAATCTCCGGAACACTCGGTTCGAATGGGAGTGCGTGGTGGCGGACGCAGTCACCATCGAACCGGTCTCCGGCCTCAACATGCGCCGGAATTGGGAAAGATAATGGGAAACAGGGGTGTTGCCGCCTGCGTACAAGCGTGACTGGGGCCTGCCGCACCGGAGACATGGGCACTTCTGGGTGATCCTGGGGCCGAAAATAATTGGGAAAACCGCTGCGGGAAATGGGAATAGTGGTGTCAGAATTGGGAAAATTTAGTCTGATTCGCGGTCCCGGCGGTCGCTCGGAACGCCACGGGTTTGGGAGGCATCGTGAAGGCGCTGACCATCAAATATGAGGATCCCCGCAAACTCAGAGCCCGCCCCACCAATCCACGCACACACACGCCCCGACAGATCAAACAGATTGCAGCCAGCATCCAAGAGTTTGGCTTCATCAATCCGGTTCTGATCGATGGAGCTCACGGCATCGTAGCCGGCCACGCCCGAGTTGCTGCGGCCGTCTCCATCGGCATGACGGACGTCCCCACCGTTAGGGTAGACCATCTCAATCCCACGCAGATACGAGCCTATGTGATCGCGGACAACCGACTTGCTGAAAAGGCTGGCTGGGATCCTACCCTGCTCGCTCTAGAACTTCAGGAGCTGTCATTAGAGCTCAATCTTGACGTGACGGTGACCGGCTTCGAGATGGCCGAAATTGATCTCGTCGTCGGCGAAGCCGGCGGTGACACGCCGGACGAGGCAGATGTCATTCCGCAGATCGATCGTTCTTTACCTGCTGTATCGCGGGCTGGTGACTGCTGGCAGATTGGAAACCATTTTCTTAGCTGCGGAGATGCACTCGAGCCGACGACCTACGAGCGCCTCCTCAATGGTAAGCGAGCCCAACTAGTTTTCACCGACCCACCCTACAACGTGCGCATCGCAGGGAACGTTTCCGGATTAGGCAAGGCAAAACATCGCGAGTTTGCGATGGCATCCGGCGAGATGAGCGAGCAGGAATTCACAAGTTTCCTCCGGCGCGCCCTGACGAACCTTGCTAATTTCAGCATCGACGGGTCGATCCATTTCGTATGCATGGATTGGCGGCATATTCGTGAACTGGCCGACGCCGCTGATGACGTATACACCGAACTCAAGAACATCTGCGTTTGGTCGAAAAACAACGCCGGCATGGGCTCCCTGTACCGATCGGCCCACGAGTTCATATTCGTCTACAAACACGGCCGCGCTAAGCACATCAACAACGTCGAACTCGGTCGCTTTGGCAGGAGCCGAACCAATATCTGGGAATACGCCGGCATGAGCAGTTTCGGCCGGGATCGAGATACCACACTCGCCGGCCATCCTACACCAAAGCCTCTGGCCCTTGTTAGCGATGCGATTCTCGACTGTTCGAAAAGGGACGGCATCGTTCTGGACGCTTTCGCCGGTAGCGGGACTACCCTGCTCGCCGCTGAGAAGACCGGCAGACGCGGATATGGCATCGAACTGGATGCGCATTTTGTCGACCTCGCTATCAAGCGATTAGCAGAGGTCTATGGCTTAGCTGCCATCCATTCACAGTCTGGATTGAGATTCGACCAGGTTAAGGCTCAGCGGACGGAGCGCACCAAGAATGACGAAACGCAAACGATCCACAAGCGAACGCGTACCATCAATGCCAAGCTCAAAAAAACGGGTGAAAGAAAAGCCAACGACCCTAAACTCATTACGCAGCGAAAAAGAACTCGACGTGAGTAAAGGTGATTATGCCGTCGGTAAGGGCAAACCACCAAAACACACACAATTCAAAAAAGGTGACGGTCGACATCGACCTGGTCGGCCGAAGGGCAGCAAGAATATGGTTACAATGGTTTTAGAGGCAGCGCGGGATCAGGTCCCCGTAACCATCGACGGGAAACGGCGGAAAATCTCGAAGGCACAAGCGGCCGCAATAAACCTCGCCAACGCCGCAGCGACTGGAAACCCAAAATTTGTGCTGCAGTTCATCGACCTTATTGCAGGTATCGAAGCGAGCGCGGAGGCAGCACGACCTTCTGAATATCCTTTCAGCGAAGTGGATAAGAAGGTAATCCATGAACTCTATAAGCGTCTTCGGCCATATGACGAGCAGATGGACGAGTGATGGTGCTATCTCCCGCGAGAATGGCGGCCGAAATTTACCGGCAAGACCTCGTTGCATTCATCCACCGCTCATTTCTTGAGCTTGAACCAGCAAAGACGTTCGAATACAACTGGCATCTAGAGCTGATTGCCCAGGGCTTGAAAGACGTTGCGAACGGCAGTTGCAAACGCCTGATCATCAATGTTCCGCCCCGGCATTTGAAATCGCATTCCGCTTCCATCGCGTTTCCGGCTTGGTTCCTGGGCCATTTTCCGGAAAAGCAGGTAGCCTGCGTCTCATACGGCCAAGACTTCTCCGATACGTTGGCGCGACATTCTCGTCGACTCATGAACAGTGCATTTTATCAAGCGATTTTCGCCACGAGGATTTCCAGCAAGCGAGACACCGTTGCAGACTTCGAAACCACGCAAGGGGGATTCCGTTTCTCCACTTCGGTTGGAGGTGGATTCACTGGCCGCGGCGCAGATGTGATTGTAATTGATGACCCTTTGAAGGCTGACGAAGCACTATCTGATGCACGACGCGAAAGCGTAAACGAATGGTTCGACAACACATTGAGGAGCCGCCTCAATAGGCAGGAACACGGCGCCATCATCATCATCATGCAGCGATTGCATATCAACGACTTGGTCGCTCACGTTCAGGAGACCGAGAATTGGCGGGTGCTGTCTTTTTCGGCGATCGCCGAAACCAATGAGCTTCATGAGGTTCGCAGTGCCTACGGCACCACGCGGCTTCGTCGGAAAGAAGGAGACATTCTCCAACCGTCCTTGACCTCGCGCCAGACTCTGGAAACGCTTCGAACGACTATGACATCTTACCATTTTGCTGCTCAGTATCAGCAAAATCCGCAGCCGCCAGAGGGTAATGTCGTCAAGCGCGAATGGCTGAGATTCTACACTCCCGATGAAAAACCTCCCGCCTTTGATACAATTCTGCAAAGCTGGGATACAGCAGTGAAAGACACGGAGCTTGCAAATTTCAGTGTCTGTACCACTTGGGGCATTAGAGATAAGAAAGCTTATCTGCTCGACGTCTTCCGACGCAGGCTGTCATTTCCTGATGTCAAGAAATACGTCGAGAGGTTGGCTGACCTTCACAACGCCACGGTAGTTCTGATTGAGGATAAATCCTCCGGGTCCTCGCTAATCCAGCAGTTGCGATCGGAAAGCTTATCAAAAGTGCAGGCCTCACCCGCATTGGAGGGAAATAAGATCATGCGCCTGCACGGTCAGACACCACGGATCGAAGGCGGGTTCGTCCTGTTTCCCAAGCGCGCTGATTGGCTGGAGCCCTATTTGAGCGAGCTGCTGTCTTTTCCTAGCTCGAACTACGATGACCAAGTGGACTCCACCGTATATGCGCTGGCATGGATTGGAGAAAATCCAAGATGGCACGGTAATGTCGTCAAGCGGTCCTGGCTGCACTATTACACAGAACTTCCCAACGATCAGAAGGGCACCTCGAACAATGGTCGATTTTGCCGCGTGATGGGGCA